GGCGGGCAGTGGACCGGGGAGTGAAACCACGAGGGTTCTCCACCACCCGCCGGGGGTTATGTGTTGGTTTACGAGTCGGCCGCCGGGCAGAGAATCGCCGAGGCGCTGTCTGCGGTGACGCAGTGATTGATGCCGAATCGGTACGTCGTCGTGAACGTCGCGAAACCGAGCGACGCGGGGCCAGTGGCGCCGTCGTTGACGTAGTACACGTTCCCATGCACGAAGCCCGTGCTGGTGGCGTGCGGGTCAATGACGTACTTGCTGGACGCGGTCTTGTTCGCGAGGTGGTTGTTCAGGATGAGGTTGTCCAGGATCGCGGCGTTGTCGAGATCCAGCAAGACGCCGGTCGCGGCGGTCGCAACCGCAGCGGTCATGACGTTGCCGATGATCTTCAGCCGGTCAACCGCGCCCGTCGTGGTAACGACCGAGGTAATCTCAGCCGCCGTCGCGCCAAACACGTAGTTGCCCTGGATGAGGCAGTCATCCGCGTCCGCCGACAGCTTGATCATGTCCGTGCAGAGCTGGTCCGCGTCGATGCCGACCTCGCACTCGTTGTTGACGAACTGGAAACCAGCCGCCGTAACGTTGAACGGGTTGGCGACGGTAAGCGCCGTACCGCCGGCGGGGCCGGCACACTTGAAACGCATACCCTCGATGCGGAAGTTCGCGACGTCGATGTCGAGCTGCGCGTTCGCGTGGTTGAAGGTGACGGTCGGGCGGTTGGTGACGCCGCCGAGGCCCATCACGGTCACGCCCGCCTTCACGTTGCTCCAAGCGTCGCCGCTGTCGGCGTGCGTCTCGGTGTGCCCGGGAAGGACGACGATCTTGTCACCGCGGCCGGCAACGCACTGGCTGAGCGCCGTATTGATGGACGCGTTCAGCCGCTCGCGCAGGCCAGGGGGATCGTAGTCGTACTCGGTCGTGCTAGTCCCGTTGCCGCGCACGTAGAACACCTGCGCGCCAGGCGGGAGGACAACTGCGCTCCCGAGATCCGCCCCGCTGCCCATCAGCGGGTTGAACGGAATCAGCGGGACGTTATGTGCACCATCAAGGAGTCCAGCCATTGGTCAGACTCCTGTTAGGTGTTGCCCTGGTACCAGCAGCGCGCGTTCGTCCAGCCGTGCGCCTCGCGGTACGACACGCCGAACTTCATCACCTCGGCGTCGTTGTCGACCCAGGTGCGCCGCTTCAGCTTGCGGCGGTTACGCCACTGGAGGCCGTCGTCGGCATCCGTGATCACGCCCCAGGCGGTCGTCGAGGACGCATCCCAGTACTTGATCGGGATGACCTCGATGCCCTTGCCCTTGAGGACATTCTTGTCGTTCAGGTTGCCGCCCGGGGCCTGGGTCGAGCCAAGGATCGTCTCCCACACCGCCCACTGGGCGAGGGGGCACACGATCTTCTTGACCATCTGGCCCTCGGTGAGGCCGTTCGGCGACGGGTACTTACCGACCTTCGTGATGGCCGCAATGAGCGCCGCCATCGACGGGGTCTGGTACACGTCAGCGATGTTCGACCACGTCCCGCCGTAGGGCAGGGTGTGCGAGGCCGACGCCAGGATCACGCCGTCCGTACCGCCCGTGTAGGTGGCGTTCGTCGAACGGATCAGGACGTTCGTCGCGTCGAGGTCCTGGGTCTTGTACCCGGACTTCACGAGGCGCTTCGCGGCCATGATGTATCGGTCGAACTTCGAGTCCTCGAGCGCCTCCTCGGCGATGTGCAGGTGGAGCGCCATGGTCCGCGCCGTGTAGCGCTTCGAGCCGCCTTCCTGAATCGTCCCGACCTCGGCGTTGGCGCCCTCTGCCTTCTCCTTGAAGAGCAGGGTGCCAGCAACCTCGGCATCCTCCTCCCAGTTATCCGACATGGACTTGACTTCCATGTACTTCGGATAAATGAGTTCCTTCTCCGGGCTCTCGACAGGATCCGTGAGGATGTTGTCGAGCGTCGCCTTGAGGCTCTTAAAAGTAACGCTAGTAGTAATAATCGACATTGTTTAAATCCGGGTTAGATGCCGCTCGTGGTGAACTGCGGCTGTCCGCTCTCGTTGACCTCGACGAGGTACTTGGCTCGAGTGGAGGTCGGGTCGTTGTCGGGGGCGGTCGACACGCCGACGATGCGCCACTGGGCGGCGCCGTTGGTCTTCGTCGAGATATCGAGGACGTAGCCAGAGCGGCCCGTCGAGGTGCTGCCGGTGCCGGACGCGTGGTCAGCGTTCTCGCCAACCGCGTTGAACGCACCGGCAACCGTAGTGATGGTCGAGCCGTCGTCCGCGTCGACCTCGAACACCGCATCGCGGGCGAGGATCACGCGCACCATCGAGCAGTCGGGCGCGCCGAGGCCACTGTGGCTGGTGGACGCCGGCAGGTAGTTGCCGGGGCGCACGACCGAGCCGTCGTTGTACTGCGCGGCACCGTCGGCGATGCCGAGAATGTCCGTGTCGCCAGCGGCGGCGACGGCGATCGTGCCGTCGTTGAGCAGCTTGACCGGGTCGCCCCGGAAGATGCCAGTGTTGTAGTCGTCGGCTACCGGGTAGACCTCGACGACGGGCAGCTTGGAGCCATTCCGCATCTTAACGAAGCGGAAGCCTCCGATTGACGTGTTTGCCATTACTCCGTGTTCTCCTTGCTCAGCTCAAATTCACGACTTCTTTAGTCGTGTTGTTTTCAGCAAGGCGGCCCGTTGTCCCCCGGAGCCCATCGATTCCGCCTGGTCGTCCAATAGCCTCATCAATCAAGTCAGCGCGGCGCTGGCCCTCCTCGTACCGCTGCTTGTAGACCTCCAGCGGACAGGACATCAGCACGTTACCGCGCAACTCGATGCGGTCGCCCTCGGCGCTGGCGCGGCCACCCGCGATCTTGGGGCCGTCTTTGCGCGGTCGCTCAATCTCAAACCCGAGATTGAGCATCTCAGCAACGCCACACCAATCGTCGTTGGGGTTGGCGAGGATGTACCAGCGATTAGGGTCTTTGTTTACGATCTTTGCTTGCAGGTCGCCGTCAGTAGGACGCGACGGCGGGTCATTACGCTTAAGTGTTTCGGCCAAGGCATTCCACTCCCCCGCGCCTCAGTGACCACTATCCGCGCGCTGTTCGCGGCAACAGCGGGACAACGGTCTTGACCGAACCGTACCCACCGCCCAATGGCGATGGAGGCCGTGCGTATAATAAATAGGCTAAGCTAGGCTCTAAAAATCGCGCAAGGGTGTTCCCCTTACGTTCCCCTTACGCTAGTCGCCCTGTTGGGACTCTTTGCGCAGTTCGCGCTGGTACATTGCGGCCCACTTGGCGGCGGCCGTCTCGTCGTCGTCGGACGGGTAGGCGGCTCGGGCCATTCGCATCTGGGCCTGCGTCAGTCGCATTTCGGTGGGCGCAGTGCGGGCACCAGCCTGCGCCGGAACGCCGCCGTACTTCATACGCTGCGTCTCGGGGACGGGCGGGGCGGTCTGCTGCACGAACCCGAACTCCTTGGCCGCGATGGTCATGGCCTCACGGGAGGTCGCCAGCGTGCGCGGCTTGCCCTTGGCGACGAGGCGGTTGTACTCGCCGACGGCGTATTGGAGCGCCTGGGGGTGGTTGACCACCTCCGGGAACTCGTTGCGCAGGATTTGCTCCTCGTACTCGCCCTCCCGGCGCTCCGGGATCTTGCTTGAGATGCGGCGCTCGATTGCCTCGATGCGCAGTTCCTCTCGGCGGTCGTCCAGCTCGTAGAAACGCTTCCGCATCCGCTCGACCTCGCTCTGGTCGGAGACGGAGCCGAGGCGGAACGCGGTCTGGATACTCTCCTGCTCGCGCCGGATCTGCTCCAGCTCCCGCTTGTACGGGTCCTCCTCCTGGCGCGCCGGGGCGGCATGCGGCCGCTCAGTGGCTGCGCGGTAGGCGAGCTGACGGGCTTCCTCGGCTTCGCGGCGGACGCGTTCGATCTCGTCCTTGTAGCGCTTGACCTCGGACGCCAGTTCCTCGTACCGCTCCTTGCTGCGGTCGCGGCGGCGCTCTTTGCGGGTCTTCTCGGGCAGGCGTACGGTTACGCCGCCCTCATCATCGGCGGATACTGACGGGGACTCGTCTTCGTCCTCCGTCGCGTCCGTCGTGTCCTCGACCTGCGAATCCTTGACTTCCTCTTCCTGCTTCTTTGCCATGAACCCTAATCACTCCCTTACGTGTCGATAAAATTCGGCGGGTCGAAGCGCGGAATCACGTCGTCGTCAACCCGGTACTTGTGCTGGCCGTCCTTGTCGAGAACGACCGTGACCTTCTTCGCCTGCATGCTCTTGAGCAGGTCCTCGGACCCCACGACGTCGCCTGCCCGCATGAACAGGAACTCGACGCCGCCCATGGTGGTGCGCGCCGTCTCGTGGCTGTAGAACGTCCACTTCGTGAGCCAGACCAGGTCCCCGAGGCCGATGCCGTGGCCCTTGAGCTGGTCCATCGCCGTCAGGCCGGCGGCGACAACGAGGCCGCGCGGGGAGGACTTCTCCTCGCGGTCCTTGACGACCTCTGGCTTGACCAGGATGCCGTCCTCCGAGAACTTGTCGCTCTTCGCCTTGTCCTCGGGAATCCGGTACACGACGATGCGGTCGAACACCGGCTGATACGGCCAGGCCGGGATGTTGTACTCCTTGAGGCGTTTCTCAAGCAGCGTCATCGCGGCTTCCTCGCCAGCTCGAGCGCGAAGCCCAGCGCACGCAACTCGCCGCCGGCAACCTGTAGGCGGCCGACGTTGATGTTCTCGCCCTGCGACGTCAGCAGCACGCCGTCCGCGATGCGGTCGGCCGTCTGCTTGAGCGAGTGCAGGTACGCGCGCGTTACGTGGTGGTCAAGCCACTCCTGACGGATCTCTGGATCAATTTCCTCGAACGGTGACAGTGCCATTCTCCCCTTACTCCCCCTTCGTTACTGCGGCATTGGAGGGGCCGGTGGCCCCTGGACCGGTTCGCCGTCCGGTCCTACGGATTCTGGCGGTGGCGGCTCGCCCGCCATGCCCGGTGGCGGCG